GTTCAGCCGTACCGTTTCGATGGGCAGCAAAGGCGCATTGAACTGCGCTTCAAGTCGCTTCAGAGTCGAATTCATTTCACACCCCATGCGTTCTTCGTGGTTTCAACCATGCGTTGTGCTGCGTCTGCCATTTACTGCTGCTCTCCCGCTTTCTGTGACAGGGCGGCGTCGATGATTTTCCGGGCTGATCCCTGAACTTCCTTCGGAGCGAACGTCACCCACATGCTTTCGCCGCCATGAATTCGTGCATCCCATTCGTTCATTTCGCGGTGGAACATGTTCTCGTCGAGCCAGTCAAGCCGCTCCGCATCCCGCCCGTCTCCCTTCTCAAGGGCGGCGGCTTGATAATCCTTCAGGCTCACGAATTCCCGGTCCCCTTGTGGCACGATCGAGTCCATAGCCTGAATCTGCGCAAGCGTGAAACGATCTGGATAATCCTGTACTGCCGGGTCGTTTCGGTACTTGTAGTTGCGCTGCGCGGCTTTGATGACCGTATCGCAAGAGATTCCGGCTCGGAATACAGAGCCAGCGACTTGTGCCGGCTCCGTAATCTTCACCGCCTCTTTCCCTGCTGCCGCGAGTAGAGCGTCGCGCTCGGACTCAAGGGCGGTGAGGTGGGCGGATTGCTGCTCGAGCAGGTCTGCGGCTTCGCGCTGTGTCTTGCTGACAGATCGCGCCTCTTCGATCGTCGCGCCGTAAGAGACCTTCGCGATACGGCGAAGGGCATTAATCAGGTCTTCAACCATTATTTGTCTCCTTGGCGAGTTGGCTTATTTCGGCGGCTAGTCGATGGCAAGTTCCGTTGACATAGAACTGAGCCTCCTTAGACGGCTCTGGCGACCACTTCACGCCAGCCAGGCATACGCTATGCGCTTCCTTGATTGAAGCGCGGCGGGATGCTTCGGCTATCTGCTGGGCAACCGGACGAAAATCGGTCTCGCGGCCGTTCGCGTACTGGATAGCCGCATCGTGGATCAGGTCGGCGAATGCTTCGATTTCGTCGTCGCTCACGATTTCCCTCCGATTTCGGGGTAGGCGGCGGTCAGGAGGGCGTCGAGCCCTTCGATGGCCTCTGTGCACTGACCAACAAATGTGCCGTCGCCGGCCTCGACTTGGCGAAGCACCTGCTGCGCATACTCGACCGCATCGCGCTGCTCATCTGTAAGCGCCACCTGTGTCTGTGCTGGCTGCGTTGCCGTGGATTGCGTGGATGCGGCGCGGGCTTCCTTCATTAGGCGGTAGACGACCTCGTACGCTTCGGTGTGGCCAGCGGCCAGCAATGCTTCTCCAGCCTCGTTGAGAATCCCATAGCGATCTACCGCCGCCCGCTCGTCCTGCTCGGCAGATTGCGCCTCAAGATGAGCTTGATACGCTTCCGCGCCATCGAACTCGGGTGATCCCGGCTGCGCGTATTGATATTTTTGCGGCTCGGAAGATTGCGCGGGCTGTTGGGGCGCGGCGATAGTCATGCACTTATAAGCGTAGAAATGCATCGACAGGCGATCAAACAGCGGACCTAATTTATCGTGCATGACGATAGCGGGCGGCATCGGCGGGAAAACGAAATCCACCGGCTCCGCTGCCACCTTTTCGGCGGTGAGTGCGGCGCGGGCTTGCCAGCCGTTCCACGCGGAAAGGGCTTCCTGGCCAGTCGTATCGTCGCCCCACCACGCCTCAAACGCTTCCCGCTCCCCAATCGCCACATTTGCGGCGTCCTCACCGCTCGGCGAAGTGTGATTTGTCGTGGTCATTTGCTGTCCTTTGCGCGGGCGGTAAAGAACTCGCCTTTGCAGCACTGGCGAGCCGGATTCGTGTCTAGTCCAAACGGATAGTCTCGCCCCGTTATTTCCTTGCGCCGCTGTAGAACAACCGGTTGCACACAGTACGGCTCCATGTCCATATCCATTCCGCAATGCTGGCAACCATCGCCTCCGTGGCAGCGCTTATCCTCATTCATGGCGAGCCTCGACTAAGCGATCAAGGCCGCGCTCTGCACGCCAGCCGTTGACAGAACCGTCTCCGTCGAGCACTACGCGGGCGCACATGACAGCCGTTTGCACTGCCTCTTTGCGGACGTTGGCGGCGCTTTCGTCGAGAACTGCTTTGCAGAGTTCGCCAAATTCTTCGGCCAGAGCAATCGTCATGATCCGGTCGCCGGGGAACTTGGTGCGAGCTCGTATTAGCTCAGCCCGCACTTCAGCGAGGAACGTGTCTACCGCCTCGTCTGCTTGCTCGGCGTCACCGCACGATTGCGCGGGAGCGGTGGAAGCAGCGTCGATCTGTTCCAAGCACCAGCGGAATGATTCAGCAACGCGTATGAGATAGCTGCCGCTGCTGTTGAGGCCATGCTTTAGCTGCTTCTGCCCGTCGCGCTGATGGTCTGCAATCAGGCATTCAATGTGGCCCCGAGTGATTTCGTGAGGCCATGCAACCGTTTCGGGCACTGCAGCCTTGCTTGCAAGCAGGGCGCGGGCCGCGTTGCGCATGCGTCTTTGGTGGTCGTCAACGAATTCGGCGCAATCGAACCATGCAGCAATAGCTGCTTCAATCTGGCCACTTGTCATTGCTTTTGCTCCCGAAGTGCGCGGATCATGTCAGCGCCCGCTTGCGTAAGTTGATATGCGCCGCTCGCACACTGCATAGTCAAGCCTTTGGCCGCGAGCTTTTTCATCGTCGCTGGCTTCCATACGTAGAAACCTGGTCGATGGACTGCGCAGGCACGCAGCGCATCCTGCTCGGACTTGCTAAGAGTCATATCCTCTCCAGCGATGTTGGTAGTGGTGGTATTCATGCGATCTCCTGTTCGGCCATATGGCAGAAAATTCCGCAACTCATGTCAGGCTCCGACTCATAGTCGCCAACGTGTGGCGGCAACTCGCGGAGCGATACGCGGCGCGTTACGTTTTCCTCAGTGACCTTGCAGACCGTCCGCCCGAGGTATTCCTCTACCTTAGCCATGCGCTCAAATGTTTCCGGGAAATCGACGCGGATCTTGTTCCAGTAGCCAGCGCCGCCCTTCACGCAACCGATGCAGTTGTTGTTGCGGTAGCCGAGCGCATACATGGCAGGCAGTTCGATTCCAGCGCCCTTGACGATCGCCAGGCAATCTCCCTTCGAGAGACCCCTGTCAATCAATGGCGTCCACAGATCGACAGCGTTGTTCGCATCAATGAAGCGGTCCACGCGCCCCTGTTCCTCCATCGTGTACCCAAAAACCTGACGATCTCCGGGCCGCTCGAATGATTCGCGGACGCCCTTCTTGAGCAGGCGTGTGCATGCTGCTCCGCTCGGCCCTACGAGGAACCGCTCACGCTGGAACACTTCGTAAATCGACGCGCCGAACTTCTCATTGCGCAAAACAACAACCTCTTGGCCGAACCATGTCTCGCATTCGACAAGAAAGCGGCGATTGTCCGGGTGTTCTTCCAATACCTCCGCGTAGGCGACGATCACTTCCGCGCCTGACTTGCGGGCATCGGTGATCGCCAGCTTGGTTGCAACCGCACTGGCCGCGCCGCACGAGAACCAGCAAACAATACGGCTCACGATCGAACCTCCTTCACTGCGTCTGTATCGGTATTCATGTCGGGTTCCTTGCGGGTGGGTCAGGCGCGCCACTCAATCAGCGGTTGGTCGGCTCGCACGTAAAGCGGATGCCGCGGCGCCCCATCTTTCGTTGTTCCGAGGCACCACAGGCGCGCGCCTGCGTCTGCCAGAATGCTTGCCACGCGAGCGACCCTATCCGGCTTTGCATTCGCGCCCCATGCGCACACCACATCTCCGCACTCTCTGGCAAATTTCCGCAGATAGTCATCGTTATCAGGGCCTACTGGGTCGGGGTGAGTCCAAAGCGCGGTCGGATTTGTCGAGCGCAGCGCATAGAGGTTTGCTACCGCGAGACCGTTGCAATCCCATAGCTTCGAAAAGCCGCGGCAACGACGAATGGTCGGGTCGTCCAACTGTGCGTCGGCAGTGCTTGGGTTCAGCATCACGAACAGCGCTGTCGATTTCATGGGCGCCATAGACTCTGCTTGCCGCTTGAGCAGGTATCTATATGTGCCGCAGGGGCTAATAATTGCGCTCATATTCCCTCGCCGGCATAGCCGAACAGTTGTAAAAAACGGGCGCTGACCTAGCCGCCCTAAGCACGCCGCGCTGTCTGCGCGGTTCGGGTCAAACTTCGAGCAGTTCCACGCCCAGCGTCTGCACCGCGGCAACTTCTACGCGCGTCATGAAGTCGGCGAACTGCTGCTTGGTCATCTGGGTAGTGCTGACTGCGACGAGCCCGTTAGGGCCTTCCTGTTTCGGCGCAAACTGGCCTTTGAAATACTCGAACCACGCTTCCTTGCTGAAGCGCTTGCCGTCCACCACAGCCTGCTCAGCAACATCGCTCAAAATTGCCCAGAGACGGCGGTTCTGCTCGCCCGACCTTTTAGCCTGGTACGCCTCCACCGTGACGACCAGCGGCTGCCCGATGCGCGCCTGTTCGCCTGCGTTGTCCTTGAGGAACGACACGAGCTTATGTGCATGCTCGGGCGATCTGAGAATGAATGTCGTCATGCTGCAAGCTCCGAGAGTTTCTTTTGCAGAGCATCGACCTCACTGAGAAACTGCGTCAGTTCGGCCTCGTATTCCTTGATCTCTTCCTCAACGCGGTTGTAGCGCACGATGAACAGCTTCAGCTTTTCCGGCATTCGCGGGTCGAACGAAACGAAGTCAGCGAACTGCGCGCCGGTGACGTACATGTTGTGCAGGATTTGCGGCTTGTAGTCGGCCGGCAACTTCCCCGCAGTCAGGTACTCGACATGCGTTGCGCTGAGCGGGCATTTCGCTTCCCAGATGCCCGTCATTCCTTCGTCCTCGACCATCCCGTCCACCGAGCAGCCGGCCATCATCGACGGCAGATAGATGAAACCCATTTCGGTGACGAGGCGGCCGGTCTTGCATTCGTATGCCATGCGGGCGAAAGGCTCGTTGTCAGTCCCCCACTGCATTTCCTTGGACACGAACCCGCCTTCAGCCGGCGAGCCCGTCAGGCGCTCGATAACGAGTTGCGTGCGGTAGTTTCTGCGTGCCGCGGCTTCGCCGGTTTTGATCTTGGCGAGGATGTCTTTCGCGCGCGATCCTGTTGCGCGGCCGGCTCTGGACTGCAGCCATGCTTCGGATCCTTGCGGATCGTCACAGATAATCAGGTCGGTTCTCATTGCGCAGCCTTGAAATCAGCAATCTTGCTGGTGACGGCGCCCTTTACCTCATTGAACGCAGCCAGGTCGTTCGTTGCGCTGAGTTCCGGCGTCGCGTTCGCCCACGTTTCGCGGACTTCTTTCTCGGTCTTGGCCTTCCTGATTTCCTTCAGCCATTTGTCGATCAGAGGGCGCGAATCAGATTTGCCGCCGCGGCCGTCGTCGTCATCTTCCTGCTCGGACAGGCCGGTAATCGCCTTCAGCGTATAGCGCTCCAGATAGGTCTTAGTGCTGGCGCGCGCCTGAATCGCGTTCTTGGCGCCCCCGGCGTCAGGCGGTCCGCCCATCGACACGCTTTCCTCGTGGCCGCTGACGTGGCGCAGATAGCAGGTGACTTCCATCCAGTCCTTATCGTCCTTCGTGAGCTTCCACGACGACGAGAGGCCATGCTTCGAAAGGGCAGGAGTGACGGCATTCACCACGTCATGCAGCTCGGCGTAGCTCTTGCCCTTCAGCGGGCCGTCCGTTACCTTGCGGCCCTTGAGAATCGTCACGGCCTCAGCCTTGAACGCCGCGAAAGCCGCATCGAAAGCGCGCTTTGCTTCCTTCGCTTCGTGCCGCGACTGCAATTCCATCAGGCGCTCGAGCCGGTCAAGGTCGGCCCCGCCTTCGATAGCGATGCGAAGCAGGTCGGCCGGCGTCGCGCTAACCGTCGAAATGGCCTGCTGCGGCGCGCGCATGATCCCTGTCGGGCGCTGTTCTTCCACGATGTCGTAATCAGTCACAGCATTCTTTTCTGCGAGTTCCATTGCCTGCTCCTCGTAAGCCTGTAAAGTGTCTGCCGCGTGCCAATCACGCGCGTTCATGTTCTGTGTATCGCCGCGTCCACACTTGGAGGGTCAGCGGGCACTACTGCGAGGACTGCCGCCGATAACACAACGCCAAGCAGAATCCAGAGGCCGACGAGCTGCGCGATGTTTTTGGCCAGGCGTTTCATGCGATACCTCGGGCGGCCATGTAGCCAAGAAAGATTCCGAACACCACCACAATCGACCAGTCAATCGCAGCGCGCATGACTACCTCCAGATCGTGACGAGTAACAAAGCCAGAAGCGCCGCTGTCCAGAAACCTGCGCTGTACGCCAGCGTCAGATCCGAAAAGGTCGGTTCGCTGCGCTCGCGCCTTTCGCGCTTACGATGTAGGGTGATCACGCTGCACCCCACATCAAAGCCCGGCAGAACAGAAACAGCACGGTCCAGATGATCCCCAGAATGACTAGGCCGCTCATTGCAGTGCTCCCGTAACTTGTGCGTTCTGAAGGTCCGCCATGTGCATCGCCGCACGAAGCGCGGCAGCAGACTTGATGCACTCCGCTGCAAGCATCACTGCAACCTGATCTTCGCCATGCGTTTTAATCAGGTGATCTGCAGTCACGTTGAGCGCGGACATGGCTTCGATGACCTTGCTGAGGCTGATTTCCATCACTCACCTCCCGCAAGCCGGCGCTTCACGATCGCTTCTTTCACCTGGTCGAGCAAACAGAACAGCGTGTGCACGTCCGCATTGCTGCCGCGCGCCAGCGCTTCCATGAACGCTTCCTTCTGCGGCCCGGTCATTTCCACGCACTCTTCGAGAAGGTCGTCGAAGCTGACTTCGCGCTCGATGCGTTCGCGGCGGTCGTAGGCAGACAACGTGGCGCGGTCGATCGCTTCAAGCTCGCGCTCGAACATCCAGTCGCCGTACTTCATGGTCTTGTTGATGACAAGCGGAATCGCGCTCATGTCGTTCTCCTTAGCACCAGCACACGTTTCGATAGTCCACCGTCCGTCGCATCAGCCAGTGACGGCGCATTTCCGGCTGCTCCATGTCAGGGCAGGCGATCTCGAGATACGCGTTCGCCAGCAGGACGATCACGGTATGCAAGCGGTGGAAGTTCATGACGTGCCTCACAGGGTTTGTTTGTGTGCTGCTGATGTGAACCATTCTACAAAGCCGCTTGTAGACATGCAAGGACTTTCTACGGATATTTTTGTAACGACGGACAAAGAAAAAGCCCGCTTGTGGCGGGCTCGCTACATGTAGTTTTGGAGTTTAGCGGCGGCGGTACTTTCTGTGTTCCACCATGACCCCAATTACTTGGAGGTGGTCTCGCTCGCTATGTAGGGTAGGGAAGTCGTCGTTCAGCGGCACCAGCTCGAATTCCATGTCCCCACGTTCGTTGGTCCCTCGCGGTCTGTATTTCTTGAATGTGGCCTCCTCGTCAGTGTTCTTTGCGACGACGAAATCTCCAGGTTGGGGCGATACAGCAGGGTCGATGATTACCTTATCTCCTGCCTTGAACTCCGGCTCCATCGACGTTCCTTTGATGATCAACCCAAACGCACTTCCAGACAGATTCAGATCGGTGGTTATTGTCTCGAACCCGTCTCCCATCACAAACGGATCGAATGCTTCTGTCATCATGCCGGCCTGCACGTAGCTGATTATCGGGATCCTCCGCACTTCTGTTGGCGCGGGGGCGACGTTCTGGTCGAAAGGTTCCCGGCCAGTGTCACCAATATTAGGCTGTCGGCCAACAGGCGATTCCCCAAATATGTCCTTGGCATGACTCTTATTCGGGGCATCAGTATTTAACAATTCGTGCTGTACCGCGCTCCCATTTCGTGGGATCGGTCGCTTGCCGGTGCCATAGGCCAGCCAGTTGACATCGCATTCCAGCACCTGCGCCAACCGCGGCGTGTACTTGCTCGATTTTGCGTTTCTGTTGTGATCCAGTAGGTATTGAATGTTCTGGGGCGTGCAGCCCCCTCCAACGCGCCTCGCCAGCTCGCTCTGGTCTGTTCTCGGGTTCAGGCCCGCGGACGTCATCGCCCATTCAAGGCGTTCTGCGTAAGTTTTCATACAAAGGATTTTGTATTAGTCGGCTGCAAAAGTGCTTGTAGAATGAATCGCCGTGTGCTACAAATATGCTTGTAGACAAACAGCGTGCGAGCCATGACTAAACCAACTTCCCATGACGTACAGACGGGCATCGATAAGGCGATCCAGAAGGCGGGCTCGCAAGTGAAGCTCGCAAAGGCCATCGGCGCCAAGCAACAGATGGTCGCCTACTGGAAGAAAACAGGATTCGTCAGCGATGCCGGCATGTGTGCGGCGATCGAGCAGGTTACTGGCGTCCCTTGTGAGGAACTGAATCCGAATGAGGACTGGGTGACTTTGCGTGCTGTTCTCTGCGCTCCCGCCCGGATCACTGGCGGGAAGAACCGTAAGAGCACGAAAGAATCCCGCATGGTTGCGTGAGTTTTTCATTGTTTTTCTCTGAGGGGTCTTAGGACCCCTAAACTTTCGCTGCACTGCAACAGTTAACGCAACAGCTAACAACGGTTAAGAGCGATGAAAAATTTCAATGACTTGATGCAGCTTGCATTGCCGGTGCTGATGGAGATCCCGAAGCCGAAGCATCTGGAGGTCGCCTTGGTCGAGACATGCGAGGACTACGGCGATGCTATCCGGCTTTGTCTGGACAAGCGTGTTCGCCGGATCCGTGAGGGCGAGATAGCGGAATACCTGGGCTTTGCGGCCCCGCACCTGACGAAGGTGAAGAACGGCCAGGGCTATCTGACGACCGATCAGGAACTGATCCTTCAGCACCTTTGCTCGAACTGGGCAATTTCCCAATACGCGGAAATGCGCAAGAACCAACTTGCTGAGCTGATCGAGTCGCCGGCCGAACAGATTGCTCGCTTGCATGCGCGTATTGCGATGTTGGAGACGAGGGCTGCATGAGCGATCTGCTCACGTTCGGAATGGTGGTTGTAATCGTGCTGGCAATTGTAGGCGCGTGGAAGGTGGTCTCATGAAACTTCGAATTCGAAATTGGGCGAAATTCCAGCACTTCAAGGATCGACGCCCCCCTTGGGTGAAGCTGTACCGCGACATCCTTGATGACCGCGAGTGGCATCGTCTTAACGCGTCTGCTGCGAAAGTTCTTGTAATGCTCTGGCTGATCGCTAGTGAGTCGGACGGATATCTCCCTGATCCTGAAGAACTTGCCTTCAGGCTCCGCATCTCGGAAGAAGAGGTAAATGAGGCTATATCGAGGCTCGGCTCTTGGCTGGAACAGGTTGATGACACATGCGACATCACTGGTGATGACAAGGTGATATCAGGTCGATATCAAGATGATCCTCTAGAGAAGAGAAGAGAAGAGACAGAGACAGAGAAGAAAGCGCGCGTTCCGCGCTTCGATGCGCAGGCGCATCTTGAATCTCTCGGAGTCGATTCGACTGTCGCTGGTGACTGGCTGGCGACACGCAAACGGAAAAAGCTTGAGGCTACCCGCACGGCTATGGATCAGACACAAGCCGAGGTTGCTAAGGCTGGTCTTTCGATGAACGACGCATTGCGTGAATGCTGCCTGCGCGGGTGGGGAGGATTCAAGGCCGAGTGGATGACGGGCGGCCAGACGAACGGCCGCATGAACGGCCATACCGATAACCCCTTTGCGTGACGCCATGAGCCAACTTCCTCGCAATGCTGACAGCCTCATCGCCATGCGTACCGGCGATAAGCCCGCGGTCCCCGAACTGCCGGTCCTGATCTCGTTTATTGGTCCGCTTGAATATCACAACCTGACGCTGCAAGCCACTTCGGGCGTGAAGTACGACTGGCACTGCATCGCCGGTCTGGACGTCGAGGTGTTCGTGTCGCAGGCGCTGCCGTTCTCAGCAGTGCTGAAGCAGCTAGCCGCAATCGCTGCTGGCGTGCCGAAAACGATGGTGCTCACGTTCACGGAAGGCCCGCGCGTGCACTGCGGCGAAATGCGCACGGTGACGGACTTCGCTGTGTTCGACTGGTTTCCGATGGTAGTGACGCCTGAGCGCGCCGCTCCGGCTAACCACATACGGGCATGGACTGAAGGCAAGGTTATCGAAAAACAACTGTGGGATGAGATCGGTCGCGCTCTCCCGGTTCCTTACGAGAAGGCGATGGAACTGGTGGTTGAAATCGCCCGGGAGAACCAGCAATGAAAATGATTCCGGACAACATCGACTGGAATGCATACGTCAGCGACAAGAACGACGGTCGCGCCGACGTGCGCCGCGCTTCGGACTTCACCGATGAACTGATCGAGCGCCTACATGGCGACAAGTCGGATGAGACGTATGGCCTGCTGACGCCTTGGTCGTCGGTCGGCACAGACCTGGCGTTCCGCCCGGGTGAAGTCAGCCTGTGGGGCGGCGTAAACGGTCATGGCAAGTCCGCAGTGCTTGGCTACGTGATGTTGCATGGCATGACCCACGGCGAGCGCGTGTGCATCGCTTCGATGGAAATGAAGCCGATTGACACGCTGGACCGCCTTGCGCGCCAAGCTGCGTGCGTCGAGAAGGCAACGGCCAAATTCCTGGGCGACTTCGGTAAATGGACTGATGACCGGCTTTGGATCTACAACCACGTCGGCACGGTCAAGCGCGAGCGGATGCTGGCCGTCTCCCGCTATTGCCGCAACGAGCTGGGCGTGAAGCACATGGTGATCGACAGCCTGCTTAAGTGCGGAATCGCACCGGATGACTACGCCGGCCAGAAGAATTTCGTGGACGAACTCTGCTCTCTGGCGCGCGACACCGACCTGCACATCCACCTGGTGCACCACGCGCGCAAGAGCGAGAAGGAATCGAACGTGCCGGACAAGTTCGATCTGAAGGGCGCCGGCGAGATCACCGATCTGGTGGACAACGTTCTGATCGTCCACCGGAACAAGGCGAAGGAAGCCGATCTGCGCAAGGAACTGAAGCCTGAGAAGCGCGCGGAAATCGAGGCGCTGGCCGACACGGTTCTTATCTGTGCCAAGCAGCGGCATTACACCTGGGAAGGCACGCTGAAGCTATGGTTTGACCAAGCAAGCCTTCAGTTCAGGGATCAGCGGTCGGGCGGCGCACTGGCGCTCGATCTTTCTAGGAACCAGTGGACAGCATTGTGGGGGCGATGATGGGAAAGCGTTGGACACCTGAAGAGAAAAAGATCATGTCGGATTTTTACCCGACAGACCGGCCAGTCCAAGAGATCGCAGACATGTTGGGGCGTCCGGTTCAAGGAGTGCTGAAGAAGGGCGCGGCGATGGGTCTGAAGCGCCCGGATCTACATGAGGTAGCGCTTTCCAAGCTGGAGTCCGTGCTGGACGATACACCGCGGTCGTCGTCGGAAATCGCCGATTTACTCGGCATGACGCGCAGCGCGACGTGCTCTCTGTTGAGCCGCGCACATGACGAAGGCTTGTGCCATGTCGCCGGATTCCGCGAGACCTTGGGCCGCGGCAGTGACGCTTCCTTGTGGGTTGTCGGCTTCGGCGAGAACGCTGTAAGTGATTTCGCGGCAGAGCGGGCCGAGCGCGAGGCGAAGCTTGCTGAGCATGCAGCCAAGCCGTTCAAGGCGTTCCGCGACCCGCTGGTCGAAGCATTTTTCGGAGCTGCAGCATGACTGCGCGCGTCGTTGGCTTCCCGAAGAACGTCACCTATCGCAACAAGAAGATCCGTGAGTCTGCGCGCGGGAAAGAATGCCTGATGAAGTTGCCGGGCTGCTGCGGAGGCACGGAATCGACCATCTGGAGTCACTACCGCGGCGAGGCAGGTGGGAAGGGCATGTCGCTGAAGGCTGACGACCTTTGCGGCGCATATGCCTGCACGCATTGCGATGCGATTTATGACGGGCAGCGAAAGGTGCCTGCTGGTGTGACATACGGCGATGTCGAGAAGGCATGGCACGGAGCGCATATCCGCTCTCTGGTGATGCTGCACGCTGACGGGGTGATCTGGTGAAATACGCCCGGCGCGCTGACGGCAACCAGCCTGCCATCGTTAAAGCCCTGCGCGAGATCGGCTGCTCTGTCGTCTGCACCCACACGATCGGCCAGGGTGTACCTGATCTGATCGTGGACTACCGCGGCCGCACGTGTCTGATCGAAGTGAAAGACCCGTCCAAGCCGAAGTCGGACAGGAAGCTCACCCCCGCACAAGCCGAGTTTCACGCAGCATGGACAGGCCCAATCTACACCGTCGAGACGCCAGAAGAGGCGGTGCTGTGCGTGACGCGGCTGGCGGCGAATACAAATAAGCCCAACCACATTTTGGAGAAGAACACATGAAGCGAATCGCAATTCTCAGCGCTGCAATTGGACTGATGAACTCAATGTCGAATAGTTTTCACGACGTTGTATCGCTTGAGAGGGCTAGACCTGTGAGCGCTAAGCGCCACCGTATAGCGCCGAGCAGTCGCCCGAAGCGTGTCAGCAAGTACATGCCGCACCAGGGCGCGAAGGAGCGCGATAGGGCCGCGCGTTGCTACATGCAGCCGTTCCATGGACGCATGAGCGATTACAGCCCGAATCTTCGCAGCGCATCGGTCATGCGTCAGATGAGCAAGAGTCAATACGAAGCACAGTACCGCAAGGCTGCCTGACCATGTGCTACGGCGACCCCACCGAATCCCTCGCCATCGCCCGCGCTCGCCTGACGCACGAGCAGTGGGAGAAGTTTGAGGCGGATTTTGGGCATTTCTGTGCGTACAGCGGGCTGACGGTTCGAAACATGGATCGCAGCATTGAGCCTGATCTGACGCTGGAGAAGGCTATCAATCGCGCTGGCGATCCTCTCGCGATGGCTTGGGCCAAGTGGGCCTATCTCTGCGGGAAGGGGCTGTGATGGACTACTGGCGAGGCGTGACTAAGGAGAGCAAGTGATGAAAGCAGAAATGAGCGCCAAGGGGATTTTGTCAATTGTTCCGGAGACGCCGCTTGAGGCATATGCATTGAGCGCATGGTCGAAGGAAAACCTTAAGCCGGCTGGCAATGCTCTGGGATCGTATGAGGTGAGCAATCTGATTCTCGAATATAGGGGCGACGAACTATTCCCGGCGGTCCTGAAATGAAAGGCTCAGCCCGCATTCCCACTCCAGCCGAACAATCCAAAGCAGGAACACGCGGCGGCAAGAAGAAACTCGACGCTAACGCCATAGAGGCGCTATGGGACGAAGTTCAAGCAAAGCGCGCGGCTACTTTCAGATGGACACCGCCAGTTCTTAAACGGGGATGACATGGAAACCAACGACGACAATCAGCGACTCGATGACTTCTGCTCGCAGTGGGCACAGTGGCATCGCTCGCGCCGGCTGTTTGCGCCGCCGATCCCGCAGAACATCCTGGCTCGCATGCGCCCGCAACCGGTCCGCGAAGCCCCTGACGCGATCCTGAGCGCCGATCTTTCCTACTTCAATCTGGCTCTGCTGTCGCAGCCAGAGGGGAAAGGGAAGATGGCGTTCTACCTGTACTACCTGCACGGTGTGCGGCCGGTAAAGTTGATCGCCTCGGAAATGGGCTTCACGACGCAGGCGTTTTACAAGGCACTGCGTAAGGTACGGGAAGACACGCACCGGTCATATCGGCGCATGGTGTATGGAGAAACCATTATGGTTTCCGATTCTACGGTTTCCGAAATAACCGCTTAAAGGTACTATTTCATAGAGGCTGAATTACTGCCTCCAGAAGCCCGCCAAGCGAAAGCTGCGCGGGCATTTTGTTTTGGGGGATCGGAATGGTGAGCCGCAAGAAGGTTCTGGACGAGCCTGTACAGCGTTGCGAGACATGCCGGTACTTCAAGGCAACGAACGAGGTTGAATTCTGCCGCCGCTATCCGCCTGTTCCGCTGTTTGACATAGCTGAAGGTGGCGTTGATAGCCATTTACCAGTCACCGCACGAGACGGATGGTGCGGGGAGTGGGCAGCCAAACTAAATTCCTGAGTCCGACATGCCAGCACACCCCATCACCGCAGAGCAGGCGCATGAGGTTCTGACTGCGTACAAGATTCACGGCACGAAAGCTGCCGCGGCGGTGGCGCTGGGGATGGCTCCTAGCACATATACCGACCGTCTCAAGGCAGCCGAGGCGGGGCGATATGTGGGGCATATCAAGACGCAGGAATTCGAAATCAAGCACCCCGAGCCGGTGCATGTGCCGATCGAGCAACTGATCGAGCGCCGCAAGCAGCAATACAGCCAGAAGAAGAAGCACGAAGAAACGCGCGGGCTGATTCAGGTCAAGATCAAGATCGACGGGCCAATCGGCATTCTGCACTTCGGCGATCCGCACGTGGACGACGACGGCACCGATCTGAGCCTGGTTGAGCGGCACATGGAACTCTGCCGCAAGGTGGAGGGCCTGTATGGCGCCAACATCGGGGACACGACGAATAACTGGGTAGGACGCCTCGCAAGGCTTTATGCAGACCAGAGCACGAGCGCCGCGGAAGCATGGCAGCTCGCGGAATGGTTCTTGAACGGCGTTCCATGGCTATATCTGATTGGCGGCAATCACGACGCCTGGTCGGGTAGCGGTGATCCGATCCGCTGGATCACGCAGCAGGCTGGGGCTCTGTATCAGGACAGCGAGGTTCGTTTGGCGCTGAACTTCCCCAACAAGGCAGTTGTGCGCATCAACGCACGGCACGACTTTGCGGGGCATTCGATGTACAACCCTGCGCATGGGCCGACCAAGGCTCTGCACATGGGGATTCGTGACCACGTCGCTATCTGCGGTCACAAGCACGTTTCAGGCTATGGCGTGCTGAAGGATCCTGACAGCGGAATCACGATGCACGCGGTGCAGATCGCGAGCTACAAGATATTCGACCGGTACGCGCGCGAGAGAGGATTCAAGGACCAGCATATCTCGCCATGTGCGGTGACAGTGATTAACCCGAAGCTGCCGGCGACGCATCCCGATCTGGTCAAAATCTTCTGGGACGCTGAGCAAGGCGCTGACTATCTGACCTACCTGCGGAAGAAGAAATGATCCGCGGTCAGCGTATACCTCACATTCGCATGCTAAGGGGTAACTGGGCGTGTGCAATGCGTGGCGTGCGAGGCTGTGGTTGGGGATTTACGCCGTCGCAGGCTTTCACCGACTGGGCGCACTTCTGTTATGCGCCACAGGTGGGTCGATCATACATTTCTGGAGCCTGACATGGCCAAGTTCACGAGCAAGACGAAACCGGTGCCGAAGGCTCCTCCGCCTCCGATGGGCAAGAAGAAGATGCCCGAGCGCGGTCAACGCACGGCGACGCACAACGATTCAAAGCATCCGGGCTCGCATGATGCCTGGGAAAAGATGGGCTCGTGAACAAGTCTCGCGTCGCTGCCGAACTGATCGGCATCGGACTGGGCTGGCTGATCGGATTTGTACTTGCTGCGGCATTCGCAGCAGTAATCATGGGAGCGGCGACGCTTTGGCGCTGGATACGGCGCATTCACTAGGAGCGCTACCCCGAAAGGGATGCGGCTCGATATGCCTGAAGCGAAATATTACGTTTACGAACTCCGCGATCCTCGTTCGAGCGAGATCTTCTACATCGGCAAGGGCCAGGGAAAGAGGATTGACGCTCACGAGAAAGAGGCCGAGAAGGGAGTTCATTCGCCAAAGTGCGAGCTGATCCGCGAAATCTGGGCCGCGGGACTTCAGATTGAAAAGGAAATCATCGAGCGGTTCCGCGATGAAGCAGAAGCATACGCAGTTGAGAAAGACCTGATCTCGAGCATCGGTCTTGAGAACTTGACAAACATTGCGCCGGGCGGCGTTTGGATTCCCCGAGCAATTCGCCAGAAGAAGACTTCTTGGTCGCTCAGCAGTCTCTTGAAGATTTCGCCGGCGCTGTCTCGAGCGCTGAGGGAATACAACAAGTTCGGGAATCTGTTTGTACTTGAGCGCGATGTCACGCATTTGCTGCTTCATACGATTCGCGGGCTCGTCAGTGATTGCGGGGCGGAAGCGGTTAAGAAAGCTGTGCGTCGGCATGGCGTCGAGCTTTTGATTTCCTAGAACTTAATCAAAGGAAATCAAAATGACCCGAGGCGGGAAAAGAGAAGGCGCCGGCAGGAAGCCGGGCGCTGTGACGCAGAAGACGCGAGAGGTTGCGGAAAAGGCTTTGCAAGGCGGGATTACGCCGCTCGAGGTGATGCTAGAGGCGATGAATTCCGCGCGCGACGCTGGCGATCTCAAGACCGCGGCTTCATTCGCTCGCGATGCGGCGCCTTACATACATGCAAAGCTGTCTAGCGTCCAAGCCGAAATCACAGGTGCGGACGGTGGGCCGCTCGTGACACGCATCGAACTGGTTGACCTTGATGACGACGGCTCAGGTCAAGCTGCCGAGTAAGCTGCGGCCGATCTTCACCGGCGAGGCAGACGTTCGGTACGCCCACGGTGGCCGCGGCAGTGGCAAGACGCGCAGCTTCGCCAAGATGGTTGCGGTAAAGGGCTACATCTTCGGTATGTCGGGCATCAGCGGGATTCTGCTGTGCGCCCGGCAGTTCATGAACTCGCTTTTGGATTCCTCGCTGGAAGAGTGCAAGCGGGCAATCGAAGATGAACCGTTCCTGAAGTCTTATTACGACATCGGCGACAACTACATCAAGTCGCGCGACGGTCGAATCTCGTTTGTGTTCGCCGGGCTGGACCGGAACATTGCGAGCATCAAGTCGAAAGGCCGGATTCTCGTGTGCTGGGTGGACGAAGCCGAGCCGGTGACAGACGAAGCGTGGACGACGCTGATTCCTACGCTGCGTGAGGAAGGCGAAGGCTGGAACGCTGAGTTGTGGGTAACGTGGAACCCGAAGCGCAAGGCAGCGCCGGTCGAGAAGCGATTCCGCGGAAGTTCGGATGCCCGCATTAAGGGCGTGGAACTGAACTGGCGCGACAACCCGAAGTTTCCGGCCAAGCTGGAGCGCGACAGACAGCGCGACTTGGAAGAACGGCCCGAGCAGTACGACCACATCTGGGAAGGCGGCTACGTGACGGCGCTTGAGGGCGCGTACTTCGCCAGGCACTTGCAGAAGGCGAAAGAGGAAGGCCGCATCGGCTTCTTCCCGGCCGATCCGCTGATGACGATCCGCCTGATATGCGACATCGGCGGAACTGGCGCGCGTGCTGATGCGTTCTCGATCTGGGCTATGCAGTTCATCGGCCGCGAGATACGCGTTGTGAACTACTACGAAGCCGTTGGGCAGCCTGTTGATGCGCACATTGCCTGGTGCCGTGCTCAAGGCTACACGCCCGATAGAGCGCAGTTCTGGCTTCCGCACGATGGATCGACGCAGGACAAGGTTTATGACGTGTCGTATGAGTCGGCGCTGAAGAAGGCCGGCTATTCGGTGACAGTCGTCCCGAATCAGGGCAAAGGCGCTGCGATGGCGCGTATTGAGCGGGCTCGCGTGCTGTTCCCGCAGGTCAGGTTCAACGAAATGACGACCGAAGCGGGACGTGCAGCGCTCGGCTGGTATCACGAAAAGCGCGACCAGGAACGCGGCATCGGGCTTGGCCCTGAGCATGACTGGTCGAGCCACGGAAGCGATGCGTTCGGGCTTGGCATGGTGATCTGGTCAGAGCCGGTGGAAATGAAGCCGCTCGTTTATCCGAAGCTGGGCGTGATTTGAGCGGATTATTCCGCGTGCTGCCGAGCCACAAGAAAGGAAATTCCTGATGAGCATCGCTTTGGAAGCGAAAGTCGCGGACCTTGAGAATCAAGTGGGGGAACTGAAGCGTCAGATCGAGAAGCTTTCGATTCTGCGTTCTGGTGATCCTTTGCCGCTCGACAAGCTGGACATTGTGCGCCGCTTGACCGCTCTGGAACAGCGCGGCAAGCCCGGCCCGAAACCCAAGGACAGCAATGGCTAAGCAGCGCATGAACGACGAAGAACTGCTGGCTTTAATCGGCCAGTACGAAAAATCGTCGCTCGGCTCGAACGTCTCGACCGGCCCGTCTGTGGGCGGCAGCATCAAGCCGGCCGGCCAGCAGATGACGACGCTCGAAATCGACCGCTACAACGCGCTGAACGCCTATTTCGCGCGTCCGATCGGTAACGAGGTCGAGGACAGGTCGCAGATCGTGCTGCCTGAGCTGCGCGATACGGTCGAATGGATTATGCCGACGCTCATGCGCATGTTTGTCGGCAACGGCAAGCCTGTTCAGTTCGATCCCGAGTCAGAGGGCGACGACGCGCAGGCCGAGATCGAGACGGAAGTCGTGAACCACGTGTTCATGAAGCAGAATCCCGGCTTCTTCATCCTGCACGACTTCTTCAAGGACGCGCTGCTGCTGCGCAACGGGTACATCAACACGTACTGGCTGAAGGAGCGCAAGTCGTCGGTCGAGAGTTACA